GGTGTACATCTCCGTTGATCACTTCGTTAGTGAAATCAGCGTTGTCTAGGTAGTGACACAATGCTCGCATCTGGTTACCAGAGGAGTCAGAGCCAACTACCTTACGTCCCTCTTCAGTGATGAAAAGCTGACGCATCTCTTTACCCCAACGAGCGTTAGGAGAAGGTACATTAACAATTACGGAATGTCTTGCCCGAGCAGTCGGAGTACCGATAGTAAAGCAAGAACCGTGAAGACGCCCGTTATCGTCCAGAGCAGCAAGCCACCCAGCAAGGATACTATGCCTGCTACGAGTAGTGTAGTAAGTATCGATAAGCTTACCCACTTCACCAATGACCTCAAGGCTTGGAGTGCATAGCTTGGGGCTACCTTTAATAAATTGCCCAGTCTTGAGACGTTTGAAGTTATACTCCAAGGGCTTCCATCCGTTACCATACAAAAACTCCTTAACGTAATCTAAGTTACCCATGTCGGGTTGCATTATCTCGATACGGCTATAGTCACCGCCGAGGGGCATATTGGTTAGTGCAGACTCTTGGGTTACCCCAAAGTAATCTGCTACGTTCTTAGGGTAGAACCCATTCTTGTTGTGCTTAAGTTCTTTGGGTTCCTTGTCCAGCCTTCTAAGCTTAAGATTGAGTTGTGGCTCAATCCTACGCTCAATCCCAGACATTTCTTCTTCCATCTGATCCATTAACCCAAGCGCTTTCTCCTTGTCGAACAACCAGCCACGCACCTCAGCTTCCATACAGAATTGTGCTACATCATGCTCATGACGAAGACTCTTCTTAATCTCTGGCTTCTTAGCAGCGATAACTCGCATCTCAGTAACTAGTAGATCATATGTAAGCTTCTTGATACGTACGTCTTCTCTACAGCGGTGTAGCATCTCTTCCGAATACTGAGACCAGTCTTCATGCACTGGTTTAGGTACATTGAAGTACTCACCGAACTTAGCTAAGGCGTGGCGTTGACTAAAGCGCTGATAGTTAAGTACCCGCGACATTATAAGTGTGTCTACGATCGTTGGGCCTTTAATCTCCCAACCTAATACCTGCTTAAGCGCAGGGATATCGTAGCCTATGATGTTGTGTCCAATCAATACATCAGCATCTTCTAGGAACTTAATCCCTTCAGCTATCTGAGTGTTATCAAACTTATGCACAGCACCATTTAATTCTTTAGCTACAATACACCACACAACTGTAGGGTCTAAGCCATCAGCTTCTATGTCAAATATTATTTTAGAATTGTTCATTGTCAAATGTTTCCTCCTCTGATACTTCAAACAGTCTGCCTGTATCAGCGTTATATCTAAGACCACAAGCTAATCCTGTGTCTCCAGTGTACCTAGACTTAAGTACACGAACCTTGGTAAGGTTAGCTTCTTCGGGATTAGTTGCCTGTTGATTTCTCTCTAGTGCAATTACACAATCCGATAGTTGTGCTATACCTTGTGAGCCTTTGAGGTGAGATAGGGACACTTCAATACCTTGCTCATGTCCTTTATCTCCTGCTGCTCTTCTTAAGTGGGATACTAATATCATACCTACACCAGTCTCTTCGACTAAGCTACGTAATCTATTCATCAACATATCAATACCTCGTCTTTCATCTCCTTCGTGGAGAACATTGACGAGCATATGTAAGTGGTCAACGATTACCCATTTACATTCACATCCTACAATAATATATCTAAGCTTAGCAAAGATATCATCAATGTCAGTAGCACCTAAGTGAGAGTGAATGAACACCCTGCCTGAAGGGATAGCCTTATCAAACAAACCCATGAGGTCATCATCTGAATAATTCTTACGCTTCTCTGATAAATATATCCTATCGTTAGCTTCGATAGATAGTATACCATCAGCAGTTCTCAACCAGTTCTCTTCAAGTGCTACAATACCTACATTGTCTTCCGTGTTCTTAATAAGCCAGTGTTCTAGTTCTCTTGTCACACTAGACTTACCGAGACCTGTGCCACCTGTAAGGGTAACAAGTTCTCCTTTACGCATACCATATAACTTCTTGTTCAGTCCGTCCCATGGATATGCAATACTCTCCTTCTCTTCTCTATGTAACCAGTCAGCTTTTTGAGATGACAGTTCCATGATACCTGAAGGAGTGTACGTTTTAGAGTTCCACCAAGCTTGGGTAAACTCTTGGAACTTCTTCTGCTTAAGCATTTCGTTTGCATCTTTGAACCCATTAGGGAACGACATGATTCTAGTTTTGTTAGGCTTGAGTATCTTAGCTACAGCTTTAGCTGCATCTTTACCTGCCTTGTCATTATCAAAACATAGAACTACATTGTCAAATGATTCTACAAATTCAATGCTCTCTCGTATATCTTTAACAGCAGCCGAAGCTCCACGCTTTAAAGATACTACCGACCACTTACCTTGGAAGAGTTCATGTACTGCCATAGCATCACACTCTCCCTCGGTAATAGTCAGGTACTTACCACCTGTATTTCCATACAGTTGTTCTCCAAATAAACCTGTGTCCTCGAATGTTCCATTACATGTGAAGCCTTTGTTAGATACAAACCTTGTCTTAGTACCAACAACTTCACTACCATTAAAGTATGGGTAAATATGTTGGGCAACATTATTGTTTCTATCCTTGACTATCTTAACACCGAACTTGGTTGCTGTATTTTCAGAGATACCTCTGTCAGTTAAAGCACCATAAGCACCAGTGTATGATGTAAGAAATGTGTTATCGGGTTTGGGTTTACTTGTCATTTCAATTACCTTTCCTGTTGATTCATTGTCATAGTCTGTAAAGAATGTATTACAGCTAAAGCATTTAGCAGAACCATTCTCATTCAGAGAGACAGCATCACTGCTACTACATTTAGGACAAGGTAATTTGTGTTTAATAAATTGTGTTCGTTCTTGTTGCATTCTATCTCCATTAGAATGGCTAGGCTTTTTACACCTAGCCGAGTTATATTAAGATACTTCGTTTAAAGATTCATCTTCAGTTGAAGTTTCTTCTTCTTCATCTTGTTCAACCACTGCTTCAGGACTTTCTTTCAGCACAGCTTCAAGATTATTCTGATGTCCTTGTGAAGCATAGTTCAAAGCTTCGACCAGTACATTTAACGTACCTATCTTACTGATAGATACATTAGCACCTGCTCTTCTTTGTTCATCTTCAATCTTTGAAACATCATAGACTGATTCACCGTCATCGTTTTTAATAGTAATAATCATATTAAAATTCCTCGTCATCATCAAAAAATTCAGAGCCGTCCTGAGCCTTGTACTCTACCAAGTCTACAATCTGAACAGCTTGTAAGTCGAGACCTTTCCCTGCCTTACCTGCATATTCCCAATCGTATTCATTGTACTGTACTCTAATCTTAGAGCCATTACCTACAGCAAGATTAACTTCCTGTTTGTTTTGGTCTAGTAATCTAGGTGCAACCCTGACCATTCCATTTGGTCCATTGACTTTACGTTTGATTACTATAGCAGAACCTTCGTCCATCTGCTTAATGGTATGTCCACGAGTTGCAAAGCTATCTGCAGTCTCTTCATCAACAACTAAGTTGACTGTGTACATTGGTTCAAATGTGGTATTGGGTTCTTTAATACTCGCCCAATACGCAGTTCCTTCTACTATCATATTTACCTCCTACGGTTTAGTTAATAGTTCGTTAAAAATAGGGAGAGTTTTGAGCTGACTACTCTCGAAGTCATGGACTGAAGCCAAACCAAATAGTTTAGTATTTGGAGATAGAGGGCTTAAAGTTCTTTG